CCGCCCTCTTCCACGCCAGTGGCATCGGTGGTGACCTTGATAATTGCTTCGTTGGTGATTGTGCTCATTCGCCGCCCATAAAAAAGCCGCCCGGCGGCGGCACTGCATTCAATCCGAGCTTCGCATTGCCGTGAGCGCTGCGTCTTCCATCACCTGGAGGTCCTCGTCCAGCTGGTTGTATTCCTCGACCGTCAGCCCCATCCGGTCCATCCGGTTGTAAGCGACGAGGAAGTTCAAACCGATCGGGCCCCCCATCGGAGCGATATTCCACTGCTTGCGCAGCCCGTAAAACGTGTTGTAGGCCCGCACGTTGTCGGGCCAGATTTCGACCGACGTTGTCACCTCATCCCGAGTCATGCCTGCGGTCGCCAGTTCAGCGTCGGTGGGCGCAGCCTCGTACATGGCGGTGGCAACGTCCCTTAGTTTTTTGCGCGGGCGCCGGTCAGTTCGGCCAGGTACACGTCGAGCACGGCGCGGGCCGAACCCATGTAGCGCTGCACCAGCTTCTCGACAGCGTCCTTACCGAACGGCTCGTCCAGATCCCAGCCGCTGGCGATGTCCATCAGCGCGTCGACGTCTTCGGCGCCAGCCAGGGTTTCCATGAATTCCTTAAAGTCGTCGCGAGTCCGATGCTTGAAGATGAATTCGACATCAGCCGACTTGCCGCCCGGGACTGGGACCGACACGGTTGCTTTGAAGGTGGCAGCGACTGCCAGGGTGAGTTTTGCTTTTGCCATGATATTTTTCTTTCAGGTGGGGATAAAAAAAGGCCCGCGAGGCGCTACCCCGCGGGCTTGGAAAAGACCAGCGCCGACCATTCAGCGCCAGCTGGCAACACAGATCAGTAGCGAACGACCTTGTTCTGCAGCGAGAAAACGGACTTCACAGCCATCACACTGCCCTTGGCCAAGCTCGGCGACTCGTTGAACGAGCAGTAGCCGGCATACAGCAGCACGCCGCCGCCCGGGAGCATGCCGCGCAGGCAGGTCAACGCGACGCCATCCGAGATTTTCTTCAGGGCGGCGTGATGCGCCAGCGACTTGTCGTCGGCGGTCGTCAACGTGACGGTGGTTGCGGTGAAGCCGTCGGGCAGCATGACCGGCATGTCGCTGTCCAGCAGCGGAACTTCGACGTTTTTTCCGTCACCGCCGGAGATGTCAGCACTGACCACGCCAGTAACCGGCGTCCAGGTGGTAATCTTGCGCACGGTGCCAACGCCAGCGCCGACAGGGAACAGCGAGGTGTCGCTCGTGTCCAGGCCTTCGAACGTGAACGAAGTGCCCGACGCCGCCTTCGCGCGGAAGACGCGGCCATTGGCCTTACTCCAGCCGCCGGTGTATTCGAAGTAGTCGCCGGCGGCGAAAGTATTCGTTGCGGTGGCCACAGCCTCGGTGGCGTTGGTGATCGCGGTGATGCTGACGGCAGCGGCGAATGCGGACGCTACTGCGAACGCGATGTTGTTTGGCAATTGCATATCGGCCTTTCAGGGGTAAAGCCCGGAAGCCGGGCATGAAAAAAGCCGCCAGATTTCTCGGGCGGCTTGGAGTAAAAACTTGTTTCGTCAACAAAAAAGCATGAAGTCCTGCATGGTTCCGCGGGAATCGGTATCTTCGTCGTAGGTGGACGTCCGACCGGATACAACTTCGACCTGCAGCTCGGTCGCAGAGCGCAACGCGTCTTCGACGAGCTTGGCCAGCTCAGAAACTTCGGCACGCTCGTCTGCGCCGGCCCAGCAATTCACCTGCATGCGCACGTGCTGCTTGGTCGGGCGGTCTCCCGACAGGAAGTTCATCGGCTCCCCACCCACGACCTGGTACGTGATGTATGGCGTCTCGGTAGAAAGCGGCGCCACGTCGGGATAGAGTCGTCCACCGGCCAGGTGGGCCAGCACGACTTCAATATGGTCTTCAGGGGTCACTTTGCATTCCTTGCGATCTGCTCAGCCAGTGTTCGCGTCATGACGTCAATGGCTTCCTGTTTTTTGCTGTCGTAGGCAGGCCGCATGAACGGGTATGCACGGGAACGCTTATTGCCGAACTCCAGATCAGCCACGCGCTGAGCTGCTTCTCGGTGGGCCTTCCAGCCAATTGTCCTGCCCGTCTTTTTGCTCACCTTTTTGTTCTTGGGCACGAACTTGTGACCGTTCTCGACAAAGCGCCAGTAAAAAGCGCCAGGGCTGGCGGCAGTGCCGTTGCGCACGGTGACCATGTAGGCCTGACGCCGATCTCCATCGGAATCCTCTTCTAGGCGCTTGACGATGATGTTGTCGAACAGGATGCCGGTCTTCTTGTTGGCCAGCGAGTTCTGCTTTGCCTGATCGCGAAAGACCTCGGCGCCGGCAAAACCTACCGTCCGAAGTGTCGATTCGCCGAGCGCCTCAGTGATGGTCCGCCTTGCGGCCGTCATGGCAGTCTCAAAGGCCGAGGTATCAAAGTCGATCATGTGACCGCCTTGCACACCAGGAACATGAAGCGCGAGTCTCGCCTATCCGGCAGCGCCGACTCGACGTCGTAGGCCTTGCCCTTGAAGAGCACGCGCGCCGCGGTGTTGACGTCCGCGCGGGCGCGGATCCGGATCGAGCACTTGACGATCGAAACCTCGGCGCCGGCGCGCACCACTTCCGCGCCGCTCGGGAACAGGACATGTGCCCAAACCGTGGCGATGGGCTCCCAGACCTGGGGCGCGCGCAGCTTACCGACATCCGGGCCTGGGCGCTGTAGCGTGACGCGGTCATTCATCATGCGTACACCCGCGAACGATCGAGCAGGCCGCCCAGGAATTCACTCTTGGGCGTGCCGGCCGGCGCGAAGTGCTCCGCGACCTTGCCCAGGATGTAGCCCTTGATCTCGTCCGGCACAGTGGTGTCGTCGACGCCGTAGCCGCACGAGTACTGCACCTCGACTGCGCTGATGCGCGCCTGCGTCGCCGGCCAGCCGCGGCCCGGCGCCGGCACGATGTAGCCCGGCTCGCTTTCGTTGTCGACCAGGTAGTCGTCGGGATGCAGGATCTGGCGCACGCCGGCGGCGTCATAGAACTTGATGTGCTCGACAGCCAGGATCGGCGGGTGCTCGAGCAGGAAGGCCGGCGGGAAAGCGTCGAGCGTCAGCCGGTAGGTCTGCTGCACCAGCGCGCGGCCCGTCTCGTGCTCGGCGTCGCGCGTGTGCTGGCCGATGACCTGGCGCAGCTCGACATCGGCCTCGGGCCCGTCCAGCCGTGCCGAAAGGCGCGCAGCTTCCAGCGACACTGCCAGCGCTACGGGCGGGGTGATCAGTCGCAGGCTCATCGGGTCGTTCCTTGTGTTGCCGGTGGACGGCCGGCGCCGTGCGGCGCGCCAGGCGCTGCCGGCGCGCGCGCGTATTCGACGGCGGCCGCATCCTGCTGCTTCAGCAGCTCGGTGTTCGGCACGCTCGGCAATTGCGATGCATCGATCATCAGTTGTCCACCCTGTTAAATTGAATGGTCCGGTAGAAGCGCTCGCTGTTCGCACAGTCGATGCGCAGGTCGCAGTAATTGACGCCGGCCGGCAAGGTGTCCATGCCGCCAAGCTTCACCAGGATCAAAGGCCCCTGGATCACTGCGGCCACCAGCACGCTCACGCCCACCGGCTGCGCCAGCACCGCGCTGGCGGTGGTGTTGCTGTCGGCCAGGTCGTTGCTGATGTCGGCCACGAAATAGCTCTCGTCGTCGGCGTCCTTCTCCAGCGACCACGACCCGACCTGCTGCTTGAAACCGATCGTACGGTCGAACCGCTCGCCGTTCGCGCAGGTGACCCGGAACGTGCAGAAGTTGACCGCGCCCGTCGCTGCGTTGAACCCGCCCAGCTTCACCGGGATCAGCTTGCCTTGGATGACGGGCTGCTGAAGCACTGTCACACCGGCGACGATCGCCTCGACCGACACGGCAGTAGTGCCGCGCTCGGCCAGGTCGATCGTGATGTCCGCCACCCAGTATCGTTCGTCGAGCGGGTGCTTATCGCTCCACCACCGCCCTGCTTCCAGCCACGGGGCATTGGGCACCCGCGTGCTCGGCACGCTGCCGAACGCCACCACGCGGGTGCCGCCTGGGAACGCGACCCGGCGCGACTCGGCGACCGTCGACGCGACGACCGCATTCTGCGCAGGCTGCTCGACCAACGTGGTGAAGCTCGCCGACAGCGGCGTGGAGCGGTTGCCAGCGGCGTCGAAGGCGCGCATCCGCACCGAGTGCGCGGTGCCTGCAGGCCGGCCAGAAACCACCACCGACCGGGCAGCATTGGCGATCAGGCTGTAGCTCGTGCCGCCGTCGATGCTGTATTCGTAGCCAGTGACGCCGACTGCATCTGTCGCTGCCGAGCACGACAGCGTGGCGCCCGACGTGGTGATGGCGGACACCGTAATGTCGCCGACCATCGTTGGCGCCGTGGTGTCCTCCCCCGGAACCGCCATTTCCCAAATAACCGAATTGGGCTGCGCCTCAAAATCAGGTAGCAGGCGCAGTTTGTTGTCGAGCCGGAGCGCGGCCTGGTCTATGTACGCGCCGCTGTATGCGCCCGACGGGTGCGTGATTGCGTACTTCTTCCACGTCGCACCAGAGTCGGTGGTGGTGAAAAGGTACAGCTGGTTTGCAGTGCCCAGCGTGGCCGGCACGTTGTCATCCGTTGTCGCTGCCGTGACGAAGACCTTGCCGTTGTGATACGCAACGTGCGGCGTGCCCGCATCCTGCACGCCGTTGTGCGCCATCAAGCGAGTGCGTACCCACTTGTTCGTGCCCGTGTTGTACTTGGCCACCCACAGGCTGCGGAATGCTTCGTCAGGGTGCTGCCAACTTGCGACCATGAACGGCTGACCGTCGGCGCCAATGGCGATGCGGCCCACGCTCGAATTGTGGTTGTAGTTGTTGTTCGGGAATGCAATGTCGCTGTCATCCGTCCCGCTGACAAGGGGCAGATTCAGTGCCTTGCCACGCATGGTCGTGAACGTCACGCCGCCGTCAGTGGATTTGATCAGGCTGGTGTTCTGACGCGGGTAGCCTGACATTTCAAAAGGGCCATTGCCTTGCAGGAATTCGGTCGTCACATACAGCGTGTCGACGCTCGCAAATGCGATTTCCATGCCGTACGAGCCAAGATACGATGCCGCGTTGCCGGCGAGGAAGTCAGCGCCTTTGCGATCGAATGTGGCGCCGTTCCACTTATAGATGCCGGCCAAGTAGCCATTGCCGCGCGCGCCCATCCACATACTGCCGTCGAACTGGTTGCGGAAAAAGCGGCGATACGAACAATTCGTGTCCAGGCCGGTAGGCGCGGTTGTTGCAGCGAGAGCCGAAATGTCCTCGGTCGGCGATGCGACGCCGCGCCATGATGTGTGGTGCGCCTCGCCGTACGCGATGACCTTGCCATCATCAGTCACGCACACGCTGCCGTCCCGGTGCCCAATGGTCGTATCGTGCGTGCCAGTGGCCAGCTGCACGTCCTGGATCATCTCGTACGTGTTCTTGTTCAGCTTGGCCAGGCGCGATTGCTGCACGCCGCCGACGGTCACAGGGGCGACGACATAGACCGCGTTGGCCGTAGTCCAGATCGGCGTATACAGCGACAGCAGCGAGATCACCTTGCTGCCTGAGTACGGCGTGTTGAAGCTCGTTGGCGACAGGTTACCGGCAGGTGTGACGCTGGCTTCGACAAGATCGGGGGTTGGTACAAGCTCGAACCCGCGGATGCGCATCGTGCCGCCGACGCTGTCCTGCTGGCGACCTATTTTGAAATGCGAAATACGTCCGGCATCTTCGCGGGTGAACGAAAACGGCAGTTGCGACCGCTCGACAATTCCCGACGCTTGAGGTGGGACGAGGTTAATTACCTTGTTCGCATACACAGGGTTTGACGACGCAGTCCACGGCTCATAAGCGCCATAGAACTTCACAGACGCGGGCGATGGTTGATTCGGCGTGCCAGCCATCGACCACAGCATGTAGACGTCGTACTTCTGCCCCACAACCGCAGTATCTGCGGTGAAATGGATTTGCCCCTGCGCGTTCGGGAAGGCGTAGGTGGACACCCCGTCGACGTCGTTGGCGGTATATGGCGAACCGGTGCTGACCGCCATTTTGGATGGCAGAATTGTGATCGTAGGGTTCGCCATATTTTTATTTTGCTTTGCTGATGGTTTCGAGGATGCCGTCAATTTCGGCGCGTGGCATCGTGGCCTGCTGCTCGGCGCTTACGTCTTTGCTTCCAGCTCGATAGTTTTCATTTGCCCGCGCCGCTCGTACATCACCTTGGTGACGCCGAGTTCGCGGAGCATGTTCAGTGCACGCGCATGCGTCGCGCGGTCGATCTTGCCGACGGCGCCGTGCACATACACGGTGCTGCTTGTCAGGTGGGTGACCGTGATGATTCCGTCATACGGCCGGCGCGCCTCGTAGCCGCCAGGCGCGGAGTATGCGCGGATCGTCGAGACCTCGCGGGCCATGTGCAGGTGGGTCATCGTGGCCACCCCTGTTGTTACTGCTCGAACGCCAACGATTCGGCGTAAGCGACTGCTGCCGGACTGGTATCGACCACATCCGGGATTGCCTGCGCCAGCGCCGCATCGATCTCGATGACGTCGTTGGGTTGCCCGTACGCGCTGGTGGCCAGGACGCGAGCCTTGACCAGCTCAGGCTGGGCTTCGGGCTCGCTTGCATCGGGCGCCAGATCCGGGCTTGGGGTATCGACCACGTCCGGGATCGCCTGCGCCAGCGGCTCGCCATCTGCCGGCGCTTCGACCTGGTCAGGCGCGGCGGACGTGAGTGTCGGCACATCCGAGTTCGTCGCCTCGGTGTCTGCGGGTTTTGCTTTTGCCATGGTTGTTCTCCGTTGAAGTGGCCAGCCGAGGCCGGCCACTGGCTACGATCAGGTGGCCGAGTTTTGGAAGTAGCGCACCGCGCCGCCGATGTCGATCAGGTTGGCGCCCGAGCGGCAGAAGGCGACGAAGCCAACCTGGCCCTGGAGCGTGAACGCGCTGTCGGTCATGCGGAACAGCGTGGTGTCCATCACGTCGCGCACCAGGTACTTGCTGAAGTCACCGAACAAGATCGACTTCGCGTTCGCGGCCATCACCGGCATGTGCTGGTTGATGATGATCTCGCGACCCATCAGGCGGTCAGGGGCACCGCCAGGCGTGCCGGACTCATAGCCTGGCACGAAGATCGGGCGACCGTTGTCGTCCTTGATCTTGCGCAGCGCGGCCAAGGTGGTGTCGTGCATCATCCACTTGCCGCTGGCGCGGTAGTACGGATCGACCGAGTGCTCCAGGTCAACCAGGTCTTCGTACTTCACGGTCGTTGCGCCGCCGGTGGCGGCGATCTTGCCGGCGACAGCGGCGGTCAGCAGGCCGCGGGGCTGGCCCGTGCCACTGCCAAGCGTGTGGTGGCGATTCTGGATCCGGCCAATGCGCAGATTCAGCAGGTTTGCGATGTACGCTTCGACGTTGAACATCGAGTCCTGGATCAGCTCAAATGGCAGCGCGATCGATTTCGACGAATACTTGAAGACATCGAGCGAGGCCTGGCCGAACGTGGTGTCCAACGCCGTGACCTTCACATTCTGGCCGACGATCTCGCCCTCTTCCGACGTTGCATCGGCGGTGGGGAACAGCATCTGTGCGCCGGTGGACGTCTGAATGCCGGTGGCAACCGAGCGGACTGCGAACGATGCCTTCATGGCTTCGATCAGTGTGCGGCTGAATTCGGTAGCCACGGTATAGCCGCCTTCCGTGCCGACCGTGGTGGACATCGCCGCGCGAATGTCCGGATTAACCCGGGCTTGCATCGCCGAGCGCTGCTCTGCCGACAGCGCCGAGACGCCGCCGGTGAGCATTGCGCGCAGTGCCGCCGATTCATTCGGCGCGGCGGCGCCTGCACGGTACGCGGCATTCACCGAGTCGTCATGCTGGCGGTCGGGATTCTCACCGGCCAGCTGGGCGATACGATTCTCGCGTGCAATTTCGGAATCGATCGTCTCGACTTCGGCCAGGAACTTGTCCATCTCGCCAGCCTCGGCTACCGGCATGCGCTGGTCAGCGGGGTATTTGTTATTCAGGTCGTGTACCTTACGGGCCACGGTGTCGCGTTGCGCGCGCAGTTGTGCGAGCTTGGTCATGTAAAACCTTTCGAAGGGGGTGGTCCGCTCTCGCGGCCGGTGGGCATAAAAAAAGCCACCCGGAGGTGGCTGGTCTAGTGGCGCGAGAGCGCGTCAGCTAACTTGAAGGCGCGCCAGCATTGCAATGCGTTGCTGCTGGCGGGCACGGTGTTCGTCGGTCGACAGGGCCGTGACGGGCTGCTCCGGCTCAGCCGGGGCGACCGGCTCAGGATGGGGCTTCGGTGCGTTCGCAAAAGCATCCAGCTTCCAGCTGGCTGATGCCTGGGCTTTTGCGCCCGCAGTACCGACGCGATCAGCAAAGCCGTTGTCGACAGCCTGCTCGGCAGTGAACCAAGTTTCAGCATCCATCCAGCCGCGAATCGTAGCCTCTGGCTTACTGGTCTTGTTCGTGTAAGCCGCCAGCATTCCGTCATCCACTTTCTCCATCAGATCGGCCAGCGCGCGCAGTTCATTGCGATCGCCCATCGCCATACCCTGGGAGTTGTGAATCATGTACTGCGTGCCGGCGCCCATTACCACCTCGTGGCAAACGGCCAGGATGCCGGTGGCCGCGCTCGCGGCGACTCCGTCGACCTGACCGATCAGGCGCACGCCGCGCTCTGCTGCCGCCCGCAGCGCATTCATCATTGCCTGCATGGCAAATACATCGCCGCCCGGGCAGTTCACGCGGAGGCGCAGCGTTCCGGTCTTAACGCCATCGATCGACGGCACCATCTCTTGGGCGCAGACGTAGCCGAAGTGTTCGGCCAGCATGCGACTGCCCACGATCGGGTCGTACAGGTACACGGTAGTTTCATCACCATCACTGACAGCTGCCTCGATGCGCGACAGCGCCTTGGCATCTGGCCTGCGGTTGTCCAGCAATAGCTGGAGCAGCTTCATGTTCATTCGGGTTCCTTTACCGGTGGCGCGCCAGCCACGTTCATCATCAGGTTTGTATTTGGCGGCATGTTTTCCAGCCGGCGAATTTCGGTCGCATCCATAAACGGCTGCTCGCCGGCGCGGCCCAGTGCAATTCGGTACGCCTCGAAGCGGGCGCGCTGGTCGCCGTTCTCCAGGGCTTCTGTCTGGTGCGCGATAAAGAAGCGCTCGCCGGTGGGCCAGAGCCTCCGGTTGAATTCCTGCTTGATTTCGTTGAGCCGGTCGTTCAAGACGTAGCGGACGAAGTTGCCGCCCTGCTCTGCCATGCCCGTGCCCCATGAGCTGGTCTTTTCGGTGTGGCCCACCATGTGCGGCGGCACGCCGAATACCCGGCAAATCTCTTCGACCGTGAACAGGCGGGTGGCCAGGATCTCGGCGTCCTTCGAGTTCACGCTCAACTGCGCCGGCTCCAGGCCGCCGGACAGAATCAGCGGGCCCCGCCCACCGTTCTGTGCGCGCGCGATCAGCGACGCCTTGAGCTGCTCCAGCTGCGCCTTGTCCAGCTTCGATGCCGTCTTCAGCGCATAGTCGAAGTTGGCCGCGCCGCCGAAGAACTGCCCGGCGTATTCTTGCCCGGCGATCGCGGTGCCGACGATATCCAGTGCGGCATGGCAGAGCGGGCTTGGGCTGAGCAGGGTTTCATCGTTGAAGCCCAGGCTCTTCAGGTGGATGACGTCGTCAGGCGGCAGCACGTACGACCCACCACCGGCCGGAAAGACGCGGTAGTAAACCTTGCCACCCTCTCGGAACGGCTGCATCCGACGCGGGTGCCAGCCGTTCACATTGCCGCTGGAGAAGCTGGGCCGGAGAAGTTCCGCGAACCCATCGCCATCGCACAGCTGCCGATTGATCAGAACCTTCCACGCTGTCGCCGCGCTCATTTCCGGATTCGCCTGCTCGTTGAGGAACCACCAATAGGGATGCTCGGCCGGCGCGCGACCCTGCTTTTCGCTGCGCTCAAACACCCCGACAGGAAGGCTGGAGATAGCGCCGACGAGACGGGCGATGCACCCATATACTGCGGACACACGCATCGCGGTGCTCTCGGTCACCGACTTGCCGGAGACAGAGCGGTTCGCAGCGCCGAGCAGATTGGCCAGCTCTCCCATCGACATGCTGCCGCTGGAGTTTTCGCCCAGCGCGACGATGCCGGCGCGCTCTGCAGCGCCATCTCGGCCAGCCATCCAGGAATCGAGCACGCGCGATTTATGCGGCGTCGCTTCCAGGTTCAACAGTTGTCCGGTCATCAAAAGTCCAATACGTGAATTTCCGGCGCCGCCGCCCCGGCGGGGTTCAGCGCCATCAGCGAGACCGCGCAGAACGTGGCCATAAGCGGGTCGATCTTGGCCTTGCCGCTGGCCTGCTTCGTAATCAAGATGGCATTGCCCTGGTCAACAATGCGCGCGTTGCCGACGCACCAGGCCATCATCGGGCGTCCAGCGTGCAGCAACTCGCCGCCTGCCACCTTCCGCTCGGTGTCCTTGATCGCCCCATTCAGTTTGTAGCCCTGAGTGATCGCGACGATCTGAGTCAGGTCGATGCCGCGATCTTCGGTGATCAACTCGTCGACGATTGCGCCGATGCCGGCGGCGTCGACGGCGATGCCTTTCTCGTCTGGCAGACGGCCAGAGTCGCGCACTTGGCAGATCAGGTCACACACGGCCATGACGTCGTCGCCTGGACGCTTCACGATGGTGAGGTCGCCCTGCTTCTTGAAGTCAAGCAGCCGCGGCGCAATTTCCTTGCGTCGCTCAAGCGCAATCTCGTGCGCCCAGGCATGGCACCACAGCAGCCACTTACCAGTCTCACGCTCGCGACCGAGGACCGAAAGTCCCAGCAAGTCGTCCAGGCCGCCGCCGTCGATGCCGACTACAGCGACCTCGGAACGCTCGAGCAGCGTCTCCAGTGTGATGGTCTGGTCGCCTGCAGCCTCCCAAAAGTCGGCACCGCCCCACCGGTCAGACCGGAGGTTTAGGCCAATCTCGATGTTCAGGTGCTTTGCCCTGACGTCGCGCACCGCGTGCTCGCCGGCCTCGGTCGCTTCCAGCAGCTTCTGCTCGATCACCTCCGCGTCCACTGAGATACCCCAGTTCGGGTTCGTGATGTACGCGTTGTCGATATCCTCGTACGCTTTGCTTTTCAGCATATGGTCCGGGAACTCGTAGATGATCGGCAGGAATCTGGGGTCTTTGACCTTGCCGTCGCGCACCTTCCGTGCATAGCTGAGCTTGTCCAGGAACACGCCCGCTGGTGGCTCCGCCGATTGCGTCGTGCAGTAGAAGACGAAGCCTTCAGGGCGAGACGTAATGCCGCCGGTCGCCTCGGTCAACATCGCTGCTGCCTTGCTGTTTTTGCCGAACTCGTGCAACTCGTCAATGAAGACGCCGATCGCTTTTTTGCCGGTCACGGTTGCCGAATCCGCAGCCACCACCTTGAGTGTCGCGCGAGTGAGGCGGCAGGTGACGGTCTTGATGTGCTGCTGCTCGTGGAACCGGTCGTTCAGCTCATCGTCAGCAAGGATCATCTCGCGGATCGGCTTGTACGCGTTGTCGGCCGCTTCCTTCGTAGGCGCCAGGATGATGAACTCGCCAGCCTGGCGCGTGTTGAGTATCAGGGCGGTCAGCATCACGCCGGCCGCGATCATCGACTTGCCGTTCTTTTTGGAGACCATCAGGAAATAGTTCGTGATGAGTCGCCGCTTGCGCTTGCGGTCGTAGCATCCGAACAGCGCCTCGACGAGATCGATCACCCACGGCTCGCACGCCTCGCCCATTGTCGGGCTGCCGTCCGCATCGACCATGCGCAGAGCCGAGAACACGCTCAGCGCATCCTCAGCCTCTTCGGGGAACAGCGGCTTGACCGGCACCATCGACTGGCGCTCCACAATGCGGCTTTCCCAATCGGGTAGCGCGGTGGTCCAAATTGTCATGACACGACCCTCAAGCCAAACCGACCGGTGCCAGCCGCTTTCGCAGCTGCTTCTTTCTCGTCCTTCTTGCCGCCCTCGCCAAGCTTCTTGTGCTTGAACGGCAGCATCGCCTTGGCCGCGTCGATCCTCAGGCGCAGATCGGCCGCTGGCTCGTTCATGACCTTGGTGAGGAATTCGACTGGATCCGCAGTTGGGGGAATGTCGAACGCTTCGTCGCCCGGGCCCGGCGCTGACAGCGCCCTTGCGCCGGCGGATGCGGGCGGCTGGCGGCGCTGTTCGAGATACGCTTTAACATCCGGGTCTTTAACAATTCGCGACCCGGCTGCTGATGCTGTTTTCTCGCTGAAGCCGGCACTGATTGCCGCATCCTTATTGGAGAGCCCGGCCAAAACGGCATCGGCGAAGGCTCGCTTTTTGCCTGTTAAAGCCATTAACAAACTCCTTGAAGGGGACTTTTATCTCTACGTGAGGAACTAGTCGGTGTCTGACCAAATAGGGTCCAGACTTTCGATGCCCCCCCCCTTACGGCCAGCGCACCGACCGCGTGGGTGGAGGCGGAGGCGCGAGAGGCGGAGCGCGATAATCGACAGCGAGGCACACTGGCGTGATGCTGTCGGGCGTGGTCGAGTAGCCCTGTCGCAGCACCGTCATCGCGAGCCCGCCGGACAGCACCAGCACCTTGACATCGGCCCACAGCGGCCGCCGCACCAGCGCACGAATCTGATCCGCCTGGTCGCTCGTCAGATGGTTCTCGGTTGAGATCACGATCGCATCACCGGGCTGCAACGTCAGCCGCGCCACCTGCGCTTCAATATCCCGCACCGCGCTGCTTGGCTTCGATCGCTGTTTTACGATCGTGGCAAGGTACGCAAAGAGTTTCTTTATTGCTGTCGTCATCACTGCCTCCAGCCCACAAGGGCTTGATGTGGTCGACCGGATGGCCGATGGTTGTGCGGCCCTGCCGCTTGCACTCTTGGCACAGGCTGCAGTCGCGTGCGCGGATGCGCTTTCGATCCAGCACGCCGGCATAGCCGCGCTTGCGCTCGACCACTACACCAGGGCGTGCTGTCAGGGTGGCGACGCGCGGCGCAGCCGATTGCAGTCGGGACTTGAGGGCGGTCAGCTTCATGTCTTGGCAGGTACCAACGCGGCCAGCTCATCCAGCAGCAGCCCTGTCCTGCCGTAGCCCTTGGCACGAAGCAGTGAATGCGCGCGTTCGGACTCGACCAGCCGCTCGCACAGCCGCAGCAGTGCCGTCTCGTCAACAACGTGGAAGACCATGGCGGGCTGATTGCCGGTGACAGCGCGGATAACCTGGTCGCGGTAGCAGGCGATTGGCATAGTCATAGAGCACCCATCCAGATCAATTGTTCGCGCGCGAACTGCACGAGCACGCGCATCCAGACGATTTCGGATTCGATGCTCATGCACACCTCGGAAAAGAAAAGCCGCCCGGCGCATGGATGCGAGGGGCGGCGAAGTCCAGCGAACTGGAGGAGACATATAGTGGTGGTCGGTGCTGATCTTCGACATTCCCTGGCAAGCGGGCGTTTAACGTGAGCGACACTGGCGGTAGGGGCGAGGGAATCGCCGCCATCTTTACGCTTGCCTTGCTGTGTTGCGCATCAGCCTGCGCATCCACCACACACCCGCCAGCAGGAGTTGAACCTGCGACCTCTCCTTTCCATCGGACTATTGTTCAGTCCGGACTGCGGGAGCGCTCTAACCATCTGAGCTATGGCGTGTGTGGTGACTCGTTATCGGGAGTCAGGCGACCAGCCCCAAGGCTATCTGCACAGGTGGGCGGCAAAACTTTCGACCGGAGCGTCCAATATTCTGCTAGATCGCATCCAATGCTATATTGGCAAATCCAACCATTTTAGGGAATATTTATGCAAGATATCATTGAAGCCGCTAAATCCATGGCTGCACGGAATGGCGCAGAATCTGATCGAAATTGGGTGGTCACTTTTATCGATGGCGAATCTAGAACCGGCCAGCTCAAGCGACTAGGAGCCGGCAATTACTCGTTGACGAAAAG